TAGCAAAGGAGCGAAGCGATGCCAGTAAAACTGCAAGGCGCGGTCGCTCTTAGAAAAGCCTTGCGCAACTTTGAGCCAGACTTGGCCAAAGAAACGACTAAAGAAATTGCTAACTTTCTCAAGCCGGTAACTCGCAACGCTCGTGGCTTCTTGCCTTCTAATAATGACGTGCCTTCTGGCTGGCTTAAGCGCGAAGGCGCTAAAGGCCGCTGGGCTAATCGCTTCTATGACCAAACAGTTGCAAAGCGTGGCATCAGCTACAAGTCCTCACCAAGCAAGGCTAATCGTTCAGGCTTTAGAGCCTTGGCTTCCATCTTCAACAAATCTTCCGCTGGAGCAATCTATGAGACAGCCGGCCGCAAGTCTGGAGTTGTCGGTAACTTCACTCCAAAACTAGGTGGCAAGTTAACAGGCGAAAAACAAAAGATGACAGGTCGAGCAATCTTTAGAGCCTTTGAAGAAGATCGTGGCAAGGCCACAGCAGGAGTTCTCAAGGCCATAGAAACATCAGCAGCCAAGTTCAATGCTAGGAGACCAGTCTGATGGCAGATTTAAGAGTTGATATTGCGTCCGAGTTCACCGGCAAAGCAGCCTTTACAAAAGCGCAGAAAGCCACTAGCTCATTAGATAAGGCAGTCGGAAAACTAGGCAAGCAGATTGCATCAGTATTTGCTATTACTAAGATTGTTGCTTATGGCAAGGCATCAGTTCAGGCTTTCGTCGAAGAAGAACGCGCAGTCTCACAGCTGACCACAGCAGTCAAAAACCTTGGTCTAGCCTTTGCCCAGCCACAAATTAACAATTACATCGACCGCCTACAGTCCAGCACAGCAATCGTCGATGATGAATTGCGCCCAGCGTTTCAGGCTTTACTCACCACAACAGGATCACTAACAAAGTCGCAAGAGCTTCTAAGCCTTGCGATTGAAGGTTCACGCGGTTCCGGTATTGCCCTCACCACAGTTTCTCAAGACCTTGCCAATGCCTATAACGGCAACACTCGTGGATTGCGTAAATACAATTTAGGACTAAGCAAGGCGCAACTTACAACCATTTCATTTACAGAAGTACAGCAACGATTTGCCAATCAATTCTCCGGCGCAAATGCGGCTTACTTAGACACCTATGCCGGGAAGTTAGACGTTCTTAAAGTTGCTTCTGAAACTGCCAAGGAAGTAATCGGTCAGGGCTTAGTCGATGCCCTAGTACTTGCCGGTGGCAAGAGTGGCGATATTCAAAACGTATCAGATGCAATGGCCTCACTTGCAGAATACACAGCAGACACAACACGCGGTATGGGAGTCCTTGTTTCAAAGATTACTCAGCTTAACGATAAGGTCGCCGGCGGCGCATTAGGCAAGATTATTTCCGGTGGCTTTAACCTTGGGTTAATAGGCTTGCTTAGAAGGTTAGGCAACGAGGCGCAAGAGCGCCCAAGAGCAGGCCGCCGCTTTATGGGCGGCGCACAGGCTAACCTTTACTCTGCATCAGAAGCAGCCGAAAAGAAGCGTGCAGCAGCTCAAAAGAAATTAGCAGATGCACAGACCAAGGCAGCCAAGGCTTTAACTGCTGAACAGAAAAAGCAAGCCGCGCTTAAGAAGGCTGGCTCAATCTTTGACTTAGAGCAAGTTCAACTCATCGCTGCCCTTAAAGGTAAGTTATCTGATGAAGATCGTAAACGCGTTGAACTGCAGTTCGCCATACTTACCGGCAATACAAAGCAAGCACAGCAACTTACCTACGAGTTGGCAATTGCTCAAGGATTAGGTAAAGAGATTGCCAAAGACCTCGCAACCCTTCCTGATGCAAAAAATCCTTTTGCCGCATGGGACGCATACTTAGATATGCTCTTGTCTAAAGCTCGGCAAGTTGCAAGCGTAGGTTCATCTACACCAGCAGCCGCAGCAGCAGGGGTCGGCCCATTTTTCGGACAATCCGGCGCAGAAACTACAGCGCGTACGCCTCAAACAAACGTACCTTCTTCCGGTTCACTAGCAACAACCATGAGAGTCCTAAACCCTGCATTTACTCCAGCCACAGGCTACTCCGGGGCCGAGGCAATGCGTAACTCAATCGTAGTTCAAATTGACGGCAAGGCAGTCGCGTCAGCATTACAAGATTCATCATTGTCAGGCATCGGATCATCAGTTAATAGAACTGGGCGATAGCCATGGCGCTGCCAGCAAATATCTCGGTATCCTTCGACTTCTCATCAGGTGCGACCTTCGGTTATCCCTTTACCATTGGTGACGCTAAGTATGGAATTCTAGGTACTGGCACACTTGCTGGCTCTACAGTCCCAGAACCTATTGTTGATTTAACACCTAACGTTCGAAGCATAACTATTGACCATGGCCGCAATATCCAGTCCGATACCTATCAGGCTGGCACAGCCATAATCCGAGTTTATGACAATGACGGATCGTGGAACCCGCAGAATGTCAATTCTATTTACTATCCATTCCTTGTGCCACTACGTAAGATTCGTGTAGCAGCTACAACAGCCACAGCGCAGGAGTTCTTATTCTCCGGTTACACAACCGAGTACCGCTATTACTATGACCAAGCCGAGAACGTGGGCTATGTAGATATCTACGCCGCCGATGCGTTCCGATTACTTAACCTTGCACAGATTACAAGCGTGGCTGATTCGGGTGCAGGGCAAGCCACAGGCACACGCATAGGCAAGATTCTGGACGAGATTGACTTTCCGGCCAGCATGAGAACTATTGCTACAGGCCAGTCGCTATGTCAGGCAGACCCGGGCACACTTCGCACTTCGCTCGACGCAATCAAGAACGCAGAGTTCTCCGAGCAAGGTGCTTTCTATATCGACGGCTCGGGCACAGCAATCTTTAAGAGCCGCAACGAAGTGGCCTCATCTATCTCTGGCACTCCAATCGAGTTTAACCAGACCGGCAGTATCCCCTACAAGAACCTAGTCTTTGCCTTTGATGACAAGCTCATAATTAACACAGCTAGTATCCAGCGCATAGGCGGCACAGCACAGGTCTATCAGAACGCCGCTAGCGCCTCTAAGTACTTCCAGCACCAGTATTCGGCACAAGACCTAGTTATCGATACAGATGCCAATGCCCTAAACATTGCCGCTACGTATGTAGCAACTAGAGCAGAGACAACTATCCGCATCGATGCCATGACTGTTGATCTACTAGACACAGCAGTACCAACAGACACCATGATTGGCTTGGACTATTTCACCAATGTAAGAATTTCTAATATCCAGCCTGATGGCTCGGTTATTGTCAAGACCTTGCAAGTGCAGGGATTGAAGTGGGAAATAAGCCCAAATGCAATGCAATGCACAGTTACAACACTTGAGCCCATCGTCGATGGATTCATATTGAATAGCGCAGAACGCGGTATAATTGGCGTGAGCGCGATGACTTACTAGGAGATATAAATGGCAACAGGCTTTCCAGCGGCAACCGGAGACATTCTCACAGCGGGTATGTTTAACGGGCTCATCACCTTCACGCTCGACCCTGACCAGACTGGCACAAGCTACACAGCGGTATTAGATGATCAGTACCAAGTGCTAGTACCTATGAACCGCGCCACAGCTATTGATTTTAAGATTCCTACTAACGCGTCGGTAGCCTTCCCAGTAGGCACAGCCATTACAATCCTTAACAAAGGTGCTGGACTTTGCACAATCAGCGCAGTAACTTCCGGCACAACTACAGTTCTTTCAGCCGGTGCGGTAGCAGCAGCTCCAACCTTGGCTCAATATAAGACAGCGGTCTGCATTAAGACTGCCACAGACACTTGGTATGTTGTCGGTGGTATTGGATAATGATTGGCGCAATCACTTCAGGTTTATTTGGATCACCCGTTCCACCCACAATTACTGTTGATTTTCTAGTAATCGCAGGCGGTGGCGGTGGATCTTACGGCGGTGGTGGAGCAGGCGGCTATCGTTGCTCTATTTCAGGCGAATCCTCTGGCGGTGGCGGTTCTGCTGAGTCATCTTTGACATTAAATCTTGCAACTAATTACAGCGTAACAGTTGGTGCTGGCGGAGCAGGTCAAACAACTTCAGGTGGAGACAAAGCCAATGGATCAACTGGAAGCTCATCAATTTT